GGAAGGTTCTGCCGCCGCCTCTAAGGTTCTATTCCTAGTTAACCCTAACGGCACAACCAGAGCTAAGACACTAGCCGAGAGTCCCAACGGTGCAATCACACAGGGCAACGCGGCAGACGTCACCACCCTACAGGTAAACAAGTTTAACGACTTCCGTGTAGCTCAGGAGACAATCAACACAATCAAAGACCGCCTCGGTCACGCCTTCCTTCTTACCAGTGGTACTGTACGCCAAGCTGAGCGTGTTACCGCTGAAGAGATACGGATGTTAGGTATGGAGTTAGAGTCAGCCCTTGGTGGTCTCTACTCTCTTCTAAGCAGTGAAATGCAACTTCCATTGGTCAATCGTCTAATGGAGGTGATGAATAAGAAGGGTAAGCTACCTAAGATTCCTAAGGACGTTGTTAAGCCCATCATCATTACAGGTGTTGAAGCTTTAGGACGTGGCAATGATTTACAGAAACTAGACCTGTTCCTAGCTGGAGCCGCCCAAGTGGTAGGCCCTGAAGCTATAGCGCAGTTCGTCAAGGTTTCAGAATACTTTAAACGGAGGGCAATCTCCCTCGGTATCAAAACCGATGGGCTGGTTAAGTCCGAAGAAGAAATGGCAATGGAGGCTCAGCAAATGCAACAAATGCAAATGGCTGAGAAGTTAGGCCCCGCTGGTATTAAAGCGATGTCTGACCAATCCCTTGCCCAACAACAACCAACAAGCGAGCAAATAGATGGCTAATTACCAATCAGTATCAGTACAAGAACACACCGAGGAAGAAAATGTCTCCCTCGAAAAGCAAGCCGCCATGCAAGAAGAAGCGGCTGAGCAACGCAATCAATCAATTGAATCTAACACCGAAGAGCCCCAAGAGGAAGTCCAAGAGGAAGCCTCAGAGGAACGCCCAGAGTGGCTAGACGAGAAGTTTGAGTCCCCAGAGGACTTGGCTAAAGCCTACAACGAACTTCAGAAGAAACAATCATCCAAGCAATCTAAAGCTAAGAAAGACGACGCCCCTGCCGAAGAAGAAGCAAGCGTTAGTCTGAACTCCTCCGTACAAAAAGCTACCGAAGAGTTTGCTGAGTCTGGTGTTCTTACTGACAAGACCTTCATTGAGCTAGAGAAAGCAGGACTACCCCGTAGTTTCGTAGAAGCTTACATAGCGGGTCAAGAGAGCATGAGTACGTCACAAGCCTTAGACATACAGAACGAAGTAGGAGGCAACGCTAACTACAACGCTATGTCCGACTGGGCTTCAGAAAACTTATCTGATGGTGACTTAGATGGCTTCAACAGCATCGTAGAAAGCGGCTCAATAGACCAAGCTAAGATGGCTGTTAAAGGTCTCTATGCTCAGTTCATCTCTGCTGGTGGTCAGCCCCCTGAGTTATCTCAAGGTGGTACTAGCGGTTCCTCTGTTAAACCTTTCGGGTCAGCGGCTCAGGTAACTGAAGCTATGCGCGACCCTCGTTATTCATCAGACCCAGCGTTCCGCGACAACGTAGAGAAACGTTTAGCGGTCTCCAACGTCCTTTAAACTATGTCTATAGAATTATTATCCATGCTGGGAGGCGGTATTACTGGCTTCCTAATGCGTCTCATATCGTCTCAAGCGGAGGCTCAAGGCAGAGCCTTAGATGCTATGCTCCAGAAACAGGAGATGGCTGACAAGTCTGCTGAAGCCGCCGCAGGGCGTGGAGGCGTGTGGGTAAGACGTGTGATTGCAGTGAGTATATTGTTCGCTGTTATCGTTGCTCCTTTTATCTTGTCTTTCTTCCAAGTGCCTATTGCCTTGGAGAACAGTTCAAGTGGAGGGCTCTTTTCCTTAATATTTGGTCAAAATAATGAATACATTAACGTCGACGGTTTCGTCCTTCTACCAGAAGTGCGTCAAGGCATGCTTGCTTTGCTTAGCTTTTACTTTGGCTCCTCTATGGTTAAACGCTAGCAATGAAAATAAAGTTATATCATTACACGAGTTCGTTCGGCTCATCCCTCTATGGGAAGTTCCGTACGGCAGTCGCCCGACTATTGTTGGAGACGGAGGTCTTGCTTATGGGGTGTACCAAATCCATCAAGTTATGGTGGACGACTACAATCGTATCACGGGCAGTAAAGTTGCGCACACTGTGGCGTTCGACCCTGACTTCAGCTTCGTCATCGCTTTCAAAGTTCTGGAACACTATTCAGCGCATATTAGAGGATGCGGAGAAGAAGTAACCATCAATCACCTACTGTTCATCTGGAACGGAGGCGGGAGTGCATGGAAGCGAGTAAGCAATCCTAAAGATGATTTGAAACAAGACAATCTACTTCGGTATAAACGCCGAGCAACCCCAATAATAAAAGAATACATAAATGGCAAAGAGAAAAGGCGTAAGCCTTCGGAAAGAGCATAAGTCTAAGAGCGGGGGTCTCTCCAAGAAAGGAAGAGACTACTACAATCGTAAGACTGGTTCTAACCTCAAAGCCCCACAGCCCAAAGGCGGAGCAAGGAAGCGTTCCTTCTGTGCTCGCATGAGTGGCGTTAAGGGGCCTATGAAGGACTCCAAAGGTAGACCGACCCGTAAAGCTCTCGCCCTTAGAAAGTGGAAATGTTAATATGATAAATAATCTAGGAGTAATGCGCTCAGCAATAGAAGGTATACAAAAGATAAAGCAGAATCATGGTTCGATTATCAATGCAAGGCGAAGCTACCTCTCTATTAAAAAGAAAAGAGAGGACGAAAGAGCTGAGAGAAAGCGTAAGATTTTAGCCCAGCGTAATCAATAAAATTATGTCCCTATACAGAAATATGAATCGTCGCCGTAAACTCGGCATCTCCCGTAGCAAAAAGAAGTCTACAGTGAGCGATAAAGCCTATTCTAATATGAAGAAGGGCTTTCCTAAAAAGAAAAAATAACTTTCGTCCCTAAGCTAGTAGTAGCGTAAGGCCCTTTGAGGAGGATAACCTTAGACAAGCAAACCCTGCCCACGGACACCTCAAACCCTCAATACTAATCCAAATAAGGAATAAAAATCATGGCTAATGGCAATACAAGTCCCTCTCGTTTAGGGCAAGTAAATGCTTCAGGTGATGTAAATGCGTTGTTCCTGAAGGTGTTCTCTGGTGAAATCCTAACTACGTTTGAAGAAACAAACGTGATGAAGGACTTGCACATGGTACGCACCATTCAGAATGGCAAATCTGCACAATTCCCTGTTACTGGTATCGCATCCGCGAAATACCACACTGCTGGCGAGAATATCGCTGACGGAGGTAACAGCTACCTGTCTGCAATCAAACACGCTGAGCGCGTCATCTCTATTGATGATGTACTCATCTCATCAACGTTCATCGCAAACATCGACGAACTAAAGAACCACTACGACGTCCGTAGCATCTACGCTAAGGAACTCGGTAAGGCACTCGCAAAACGTTTCGACATCGCTACGATGAAGACTCTTGCCGCCGCCGCTCGTGGTACTTCAGAAATCGGTGGAGATGACGGCACTATTCTTGGTGCTTCCTCTTCGTTGTTCGCTGGTGCTAACGCAACTGCGGCTGAACTTATCGACGCTCTTTATGGCGTTGCTGAGTCTCTCGACAGTAAGGACGTAAGCGACGAAGGTCGTTTCGCTGTCCTGAGCCCTGCCGACTACTACACCCTAATCACAGCAGACAACAGCGCAGTGTCGCTCGCGGCTAATCGTGACGTAGGTGGTGTTGGTAACATCGCAACTGGTACAATCAGCCAAGTCGCTGGTATCAATCTTGTAAAGAGCAACCACCTTGCCGCCATTAAGGTCGCTGAGGCTTCTCAAGACCAAGATGATGATGGCGTCAACAATGATGTCTTCGGTGCTAGCGGTACTGGCTACAATGGTGACCTCTCTGCTACCCGCATCCTTGCAGGTACTAAGGAAGCTATCGGTACAGTCAAGCTCCTCGACCTCGCTACAGAGTCCGAGTACCAAATCGAACGTCAAGGTACGTTGTTCGTTGCTAAGTATGCAATGGGACACGGCGTCTTGCGTCCTGAGTGTGCTGTAGAAGTACGCTAAATTAATTCTGAGCCCCCATTGGTTAATTCCTTTGGGGGCTCTTTTTTATTTACCTCAAATTAGAAAAAAAAATATTATGGCAGACTTTTCAAACACAGCAAACACTGGCAACAATCCAGACGAGTGGTTCACTAATTACGCATACACAGCAGGTACGGATTTGGTTAGCTTTAGCCTCAATGGCGCACTACCCCAGACAGGAGTTCTTGATGACGATTTAGACGCCGACAGCGGAGACGTTCGTTCGGTTTATCTCGCTGTAGCAGAGGCGCTTTTCCAAGCTTACGATGGAAAAGACGCTTCCGCAAGCACAACCTCAACACGGCTTAGAATGACAAAAAGTCAGGCTATACAGAATTTTGCTCCCATTCAGGGCAACGCTGACGGAGTGGAGGAGGATATTCGTTACACAACCTACACAATCCACGTTCAAGAGGAGGGCGAAACTTCATCCTTCTTTGTCCCTAAGGGCGTAAAAGCTGAGTAACCCCAATGATATATGGCTATTAAAGATGATATGGAAGACGTCCAAGAGGCGGTTATCAACGAATTGATTACAGAGAATGGTATCACCAATACTCTAGCAGACGGACAAGTTACTCCTGCTAAACTTTCTCAAGCATACCTGCCGTTAACTGCGCAGGGGCATATTATCATTTCCAACATACCCACAAGCTCCGCTGGACTCACTTCTGGCACTATCTACTCTGATGGTGGAACTTTAAAAATAGTATAACTTAAAAAAGAATGACAGACGTAAACTCTACCTACACTTCACTCAAAGATGCCATAAACATCGGCTTGAGTTGCCTCGGTGAAACACCTGTAAGCGCACCTGATAACACCTCAACTAACGTTGTACTTGCTAAGCAAATCATCGAGGAGGTTAGTCGTGACGTACAGAGCAAGGGTTGGTGGTTTAACACGTCTGGTTCTGATATCTCCATCCTCGGCAACAGCGGCAGTGGAGCCGCAGAGAACTTCGCTAGTACAGGGGGAACAAACAACGCAGGTATCCCAGAGGAAGCTCGTCGTTACATCGCTATACGTGCCGCTCGTGTCCTTCAGTCACGCTTTGTAGGCTCTGAGGAGCTCCTGAAGTTCTCCTTTCAAGAGGAGCAGGTAAGCCTCGCTATACTGACACAAGCCCACGTACGCAACGCAGGAGGCTCAACTAGTTTTAATTCATTCCCTGCCGACCTAAAAGGCATGGGAGTAGAGGAGGTATTGTTCCTCCAGCAGTCTGCCGAGGAAAAGCTACTATCACTACGGCTCGTCACAGAGCTTAAATCAGGTGATAAGCTAGCGGCGGAGACAGCACTCATAGGTGACCAAGAAGACCTCGTAGAACAACAGGTTCTCACAGAAGTCCAAGAGACAGCCAAGAGAGGCGCTGAGAAAGACCTCGTTGATGCTCAGAAGTCACAAATACAGACAGAGACAGTTCTTAAGTCTCAGCAAGCACTCACAGAGCTTCAGAATACAAATTTAGTTACTCAGACCGCCATCAAGACAGCCGCTGAGGCTGGAGTGGTTACGTCCCAGCAAGCCCTAATTGCTCAACAGGTTCTAGATGTAGTCGCTGACACAGAGCTAAAGACCAAGCAAGGGACTAAGATTGATGAGGAAGTAGACCTACTCCAAACTCAAGACCTCCTTACAGACGCTCAGAAAGCCACAGAGCTACAGAACGCTATTAAGGTTGCCGCTGAAGCTGGTTTAGTTACATCCCAGCAAGCACTGGTAGCACAGCAGGTACTTGATACCGTTGCTGACACAGCTATTAAAGAAGAGCAGAAGCTCAAGATATACGAAGAAAAACTTCTTGTAACGGAGCAGAAAACTCTAGTTACTAAGCAAGCTCTTACTGAAGTCCAAAATGCTATAAAGATATCTGCTGATACAGGTCTCGTTACATCCCAGCAAGCCTTAGTAAGCCAACAAGTTCTTGATGCCGCCGCAGATGTAGCCCTTAAAGGTAAGCAAGGCTCACTGGTTGATGCACAGGCGTCTACTGAAGCGCAGAACGCAATCAAAGTTGCGGCAGATGCAGGACTGGTTACCACACAACAAGCCTTAATAGCACAGCAAATCCTAGAGTCAGTAGCGAATGTAAGTAACATTACAGCAGACGTAGCCCTTAAAGGTAAGCAAGGTATTAAGCTCGACGCTGATACAGGTCTAACAACCCAGCAACAGGCTTTAACAGCACAACAAACCTTAGACGTTGTAGCTGATACAGCACTTAAAGGTAAACAATCTTTAGCTATTGAGGCAGACACAGACCTTAAGACTTCTCAAAAGACTCAACTAGACGCTCAGACTGCTATCGAAGCTACAGCCGAGAAAGCCTTCTACGATGGTGTTATCGCTGGCACCCAGTCTACCTACAGAGACTTTGCGGCTGAGCTACGTATCATGGGTGTTCAAGAATCCATGTTCCAACAAACTCCCGCGGTTAAGAAGGTAGAACTACTAGCAGACGCTCTTAAGCTACGCTGGGCTACAGCCACAGAGGCAAGCCCAGCGTCAAACCTTACCACCACAGAAATATCTGAGGTCAACAAGGTGATGCGCTTTATAGGCGAGTCGCCAGTATCAGCCCTAAACTCTAACTCCTTAGCCTCTGAGTGTGTTCGCCTATTACGTGACACAGACAAAGAGTTACAAGGACGCGGATGGTGGTTTAATACTGAAGAGGACGTAGAGCTAACCCCAGCAAGCGCAACTAACACTATCGTTGTTCCGAATACAATTTTGAGCCTTGAAGCGAATGATTATGATGTGCGGATTCAAAAAATTATTGCTTTAAACTTCCTATATGATTTATCTAAACAGTCCTATCAAGACTGGACTTCCCCTATTAAATGTAAAGTAGTATATCAGAGGTCACTTGACGACACCCCCCAGAAGTACCGTGAGTATCTAAGCGTTCGTGTCGCTATCCTACTAACAGAGCTTTACCCGAAGAGTGGCATAGACATCCAGCGTCTTCCTAAGATGGAAGCAGAGCTACGAGCTTACTTTAAAGACCGCGAGGCTGACGAAGCTAACTACTCCGTATTTGACAACTATGACACTGCCTCCAGAATAGGCATCAACCGCAACTACGACCTCTCCTAATGCCCCTAATTAACACGTCGGTTCCTAACCTTATCCAAGGTGTCTCTCAGCAACCTGATGCAACACGCTTTGATGGTCAATGTGAGGAGCAGGAGAACGCTCTTAGCTCTGTTGCAGAGGGACTGAAGAAACGTCCTAATACTCGGCACGTTGCTAAGTTACTTACGAGTGCTATAGACAGTAATAGTTTTGTTCACTTCATCAATCGAAGTGACTCGGAGAAGTATGTTCTTATTCATGATGGAACACATCTATACGCCTACAGTATGATTACAGGTGTTGAGCAAGAAATAAAGGTAGGGACTAATTGCTATAAAGCATCTTGGACGACAGCAGAACTTGCCGCGAACTCTAATTATGTAGCTACTGGTTACCCCGTCAGTAATACTTATCTTGCCTCCACTGCGGCTCGTGCTTCTCTCAAGGCTCTTACAATAGCCGACAGCACTTTTCTACTAAATACAGGAATCTCTATTGGATTAGGTTCATCTAAATCCCCAACCCTTGCAAACGAAGCATTGTTATTTATTAAACAAGGGGACTATGAAAAGAAGTATGGGTTCTCGCTCGACGTAACGCGCTCTAATGCGTCTGGAGTATCTGCTTCTATTACATTTAGTAGTGCGTTTAACGTTGTGTCATATCAAAGAAGGGCTTACATAAGTGGTCTTACTCTTGATGCTAACAACGCTGGTTCTGGATTTGCAGTAAATGATATTGTAGATATTCCCCTTGTCACAAATAAGACAATCCACCATTTGTGGAGCGGAACAGGCCTAGAAACCTTAGACTTTAGGCTATGGCTTTTCACTCAGCCAACAATGAGGGTCACTCAAATAGGCCCTAACGGGTCAATAACTGGCGCAAGCATAGAAAATGCTGGAAGCTTTGCATATGCTGGGTCTAATTATAGTTATAGTACAAAACATGGGCTGGGGGTCACTACCTCTTCGGGTCCTTATTACTCAGCGGGTGGGGGAAATATTGATGAGGTAATAAGTATTCCCACTACTAATAACACTGCAGTTACTGGAAATAATAATACAAGCAACAAGGTCACTCTGAAAAAGGTATTTCAAAGCGGCAGTAGTGCGAGTAATAATTCATCAAGCACTGCTTCATCAAACATACTCGAGGGTGTTAATGCTTTAACCAACAGTTCAGGCGACCATGCAGGGACAACTACAGGAACCGACGGTTTAAGCACATATTTTGAAACGACAGGAAGCGCTGAATCCAATTTACTTGTTTTATCTCCTAGACAAAACTCAAGTGGCGAAGAGTTGGTCGAAAAATTTTCAATAACTCCCATAGACGGTATGAGCGGAGAAGGCATGGGCGTAGTCTATAAGGAAGTAAATTCTATCTCTGACTTACCGCTTGTCGCTAAAAACGGATTTGAAGTAAAAGTAGCAGGTGATGTTGAACTTAACCAAGATGACTATTATGTGCGCTTTGAAACAACAAGCGGTGAAACGATTGGACAAGGCTCTTGGATAGAGTGTGTAGCTCCTGAACTTCTTTTAGGCTATGACGCTAACACACTTCCTATGGAGCTTATAAGTGACGGCAGTGGCTTTACGCTTAGAACTATGAAGGTTGCTGACCGAATTGCTGGTGACGTAAACTCAAACCCCCTCGCTTCTTTTGTGACACAGACGATAGACAACTTGTTCTTCTTCAAAAACCGACTTGGTTTTCTTTGTGGCGAGAATGTCGTGATGTCCGAAAGTGGTCTAGGAGCATTAGATACAACTGGACAACTTAATTTTAACTTTGGGCGCACTACAGTAACTACTTTGTTAGACTCCGACCCTATTGATGTATCAGTAGCTAGTAGTCGCGTGACTAACCTAAAAGCCGCTAAAGGCTTCCAAGAGAACCTTATATTATTCTCAGAGAGCGGACAGTTCGTTCTCAAGGGTGGAGATGTTCTTACACCTAAGTCGGTCAGCATCACTCCTATTACTAACTTTAGTTTTGAAGACCAAGTTGACCCTCTGCCTCTGGGTTCTTATATCTACTTTCCCTTCACTCGTGGAGCCTTTACAGGTATACGTGAATTTACCGTGAACGCCTCTACAGATAATTATGATTCCACAGAGGTCACTGAACACGTTCCTGCTTACATCCCTAAAAACATTATTGATACGGCGGGAACCACCTCGGAGGACATGATTGTGTTACTTAGTGGTGACGAAAAAGGTTCTCTATATTGCTACAATTACTTCTGGAGCAATAACCAGAAAGTCCTCAGTGCTTGGTCTAAGTTTACCTTCACAGGTGAGATAAGAGGTATAGAGTTCATTGAGTCCACCTTATACATGGTTATGACCGACGACGAGTCTAATACTCATCTAGTGTCTCTGCCTATGGAAGCTGGCTTACAAGACGTTGGCCACACTGGTGCTTCCTCTGATTTCCTTACACTGTTAGACAGACGTGTTAGAGTTAAGGTAGAAGCTGGAACCAGCAATATTAAATTTGAGCAGGCAGATGGAACTTACAGCTCCCAAGTGCCTTATACATATTATAACGGAACTATTCCTACAGCAGGCCAACCTATATCTGAGGTATTCGTAGACTCAACAGCTACAACCCATTCATTATTGTGTTTCGATGCTGGAGATGGAGCACAGCCGCTCCTAGAGGCTGGAAACGCATCTATAGACCTCTATGGATACGTAGGCGTACCCTACACTATGAAGTATAAGTTCAGCACTCAGGTGTTCAAAGCATCCGCTGGTAAATCATCGTCCCCTACAAACGCCTCTGCAATGCACGTCCGCAACGGCACGATGTTCTTTGATGATACCCATACGTTTGACGTTAAGGTAACCCCAGAGAACCGCACAACAGCCACCAGTACATTCCTTGCTGATGATGTACCAGAAGCAGAAGAAATAATAGTAGAAGAATATCCTCTAGCGGTTGGTACTTCCACATATAGTCGTGGGACGGTTTGGACAAACACAAGCGCATCAGCCTTTACGATAGTTGTTTCCGATACCAACGTTGGTAACGCGAGTGGTGGTGCGACAAATTACGATTACCCCTATGTTGCAACAAGACCTGCTACAGTAGGAAAGTATCGCATGACTTTTGATTTAGAGCTTATCACGGGTAGTCTTGATGCCATCGACATAATTTGGTCTGATGCTGACAACATTCCTTCGAACGGCATTACATACGCTGGTTATGTAGAACCGACTGTGGGTTCTAATGTAATCGAGATGGACATCTTTGATGATGGACTAACTGGTGGTAATGAACCTCCCCCACAGATTATGTGGAGAGTAATGACGGATAGTCTCCTCAACGTCTCAATCACAAACTTTAAGCTTTGTAGGCTAAGCCCTGTAAAGTTCGCTGAGGGTAACTTCAGGTTCCCTGTGTACAGCAAGGCTAAACACGCAAACATTTTGATTCAGAACGACAGTCCGTTTGACTCTAAGTTTAGCTCTGCTGAGTTTGAATCCTTCGTACACCCACGCTCAAGTAGGTATGGGTAAACTGAACGTACAGGCTGGGCGTTGTTCTATTGTAGAAGCTACCAAGGAACACATAGAACAGATATATCCGTTCATGCGTAAAGCTGACCAGATAGAGGTCGCCTGTATGGGACATACTCCCAAGGAAGCCCTAGAGAATGGCTTTGAGAACGATGATGTTACCCTTACCGCTCTAGACCCTTGGGGCGTACCCTTTGCTATGTTCGGTGTCGGACAGGTAAACAACCTAGCGTACATCTGGTGGTTAGGTACAGACAGCGTAACCGACCACGCATATGACTTTATTAAATCGTCCCGTAAGTGGACACAAATGCTCACCAAGCCTTATGGCGCAACCTTTAACTTCGTACACGAGGAGAATAAATTGGCTATCAAATGGCTGAAATTCTGCGGTGCAATATTCACCCGCAAACTCGACTTCAACAACCAACCCTTCTTTGAATTTATAATTACTTCTAAATAATATGTGTAATCCAGTAGCAATAGGGCTTGGAATCGCCCAAGCAGGCACGACCGTCATAGGACAGCGACAGCAAGCGAAAGCGCAAGCCCAAGTCCAGCGCAACGCATCCATTGCTGAGCAACAACGTCACCTAACCGAAATGTCAGCCTCTCGTCTCAGGGAGAGACAAGAAAAGGTAGCGGCGGCACAACGTATTCAACAGTCCACAACAAAAGCCCGTGAAGCCCGTGCAACGGCTCGTGTGAGTGCTGGTGAGGCAGGCGTAGCAGGACTAAGCGTAGATGCTTTGATTAACGACCTTACACGCAAAGAAGGAGAGTTTAACTTCTCGGTTCAACAACAGATGCAGTTCGCTAATATGAATCGTACGCTTGGTTTCGAAGACAGTGCTAACCGCTCTCGTATGAACCTGTTGAGCATTAACAAACCTATAGCCCAACCTAACTACCTTGGAGCGGCTCTTAGTGGAGCTTCTACAGGGCTCAGTGCTTATAGTGCAATGAATACAGCAGGTTTATTCCAAGGAGGCACAGCCGCCGCATCGTCAGGAACATCCATGAAAAGCGTGGCTAAGTTAAGTCAACAATCTTCTAATATGGGAATGTTAGACCTCCCTGTATATAAATCACCCTTTCAATCATACAGTTAATGGCTAAAAGACAAATAACAATCGAAGACGGCTCCAAAGGACGGAAGCAGGTAGAGCTAAATCTTAACCCTGTATCCATACAGCCTACCATAAGTAATGGAGGTAACTACCGTGTGGCGGTTCAACAGACGCCTAAGACAAACTCTGCATTACAATTAGCTCAAGCGTTGAAGCAAGGCGTACAGGTATACGGACAGGCTGTTGGGATTGCCCAAGACAAAGCCACAAAAGACGTAGAAGCTATGTCTGAGGAAGACTTTGATACGTTCCTCAACGAGGGCTTAGACGAAGAGAGTCGTAATATCTTTGGGTACACCAAGGCGTACAACCAAGCGTTAGCCAAGAAATACTACGCTCAGGAGATGCCTAAGAAGCTCCAATCAATAGCCTCTGACCTACACAAAGACCCCTTTCAATATAAGACTCCCGAGGAGTTCGAAGCGGCGGCAAACGCGGCAGTATCAGGAGCTTATGAAGAAGCGGACGAGCTACTAGGAGGCAACGTATTTGGTGACCAAGCTAACAACGCGCTCAAGAGTGTTACCAAATCTGACTTTTTAGCGAAGCAACAAGCGACCTACCTAGAGCGTCTTCCTCAGATAACCAAGCAAGCGCAGGAGGAGGTAGCTTTTCAAGCCTTTAACGAGCTAACCACCGAAACTAATATATTGAAGACCCTTGAACAGCAAATGGCTAATAATGAGAATCTTATGGGCAAAGTTGTTGGTAATCAGGTTACCACTAAGGCTTACTTAGATGTCTTACAGGTTAAGATAGAAAACGGCGATATTGATGAAGCCAATCGTATGATTGAAGAGTTAGACTCCACAGATGAGGCTATCTTAAATGGTCAAGGACGACGCAAGATAAACGGAGTAGAGCTATTTAACACTAAAGAAAACCGTTTAAGACTTGAGCAACTAGAAGATAAGTTAGAGACCGCAGGGGTGCAAAACTATAACGCTAGTTTAGCTAATTCAAAGATAGGGCAAGCAGGAATAGAAGTAGAACTCTTTACTTTAATAAAAGGAAAAGACGGAAGCGAAAATAAAGGGCTCGCTTATCTTACACAGCTAGAAGCCGATATTGCGGCAAATAGGTCTGTTACTATTGATGGGGTTGTCTACGACGACACTGTTGAGCTTCAAGGAATAACACAGTTTATTTCAGGAGCTAAAAACAACAAAGACCTCTTTGTACACAATGCTAAGCTCAACTTCCTTCAGCAAAACATTGGAGGAAAACAAGTTGTTTCTAATCAAATGATGAGCGTAGGCTCGCTGTCTAAGATGAACCTAGAGGCGTCAAAGCTCTTATTTTCTTCATCACCTAACGGCGTTACAGGAGAGATTGAAGCTACATACACCCAAGAAGGTCTAAAAGTTATAGATGAATTTGGCACTGAGAGAGAGCAGTTAGAGCTTGCCCTTGTAGACTCCTTATTAAGTAACACAGCCCTGTCACAAGGGGACAGAATAACTGAGTTTAGTAAGTTATATCCAACTGAAGTAAACGGTAAGTTACAAGACTGGTTAACAACCAGACTAGAACAGGTAAGTCCTGCCGAGGTAACGACCGAAAAACGCTACATAACTGATGAAAGAGAAGCTTACATTAGAGAAAACTATCTACCTAGCGAAGCCGCCCAAATTATAGAGGATGAAATAGCGACCGCCAAAGATGCAGAACGAGAATATACTTTATTTACTAAAAGAGACGGTGTTATTACATTCAATTCTAGTCCAGAGGATGACTTAGAATTAGTTCCAAGAGACCCTACAGAAGTCTACAAAACAGCAAGAGATGAAGGCTTTTTTAGCGATGATGACAAACAAGCGAAAGCTTTCAACAAGGTTTTTAAAAGCTTTCGTGAAGACCCTTATGGAAGTGGCGCAAAAGATAGAGCTATAAGAGAATTTAACCGTTCGCCTTGGTTTAGAAGTTTAACACCACTAGAGCAAGCCGAGAAAAGTAAGGTCTTGAGAGATAAAATATCTCTTTATGGTATCAGCCTAGAAGAGCTTATTGAAGATAAATTTGGAAAAAGCTTCAAACGCCTTCCTTTAGAAAAAATATACGGTCAAAATATCGACTTCTCTTCCTTTCCTATTGTTATCAACGGAAACATAGAAAGCATTATAAAGGAAGTTAAGGCATATAAAGAAGACCCATCAAAATATAAAAACAAAGACTTAGAGCTACTCGCTTCTAAAAACAACATACCCCTTTCTAACTTAATGGACGCTCAATATTCGTTCCTTACAAACAGCAGGTTTATAACTGAATAATTATGGCAATAGACGAACTCGCAAAATCAGCTACCCGTAGCACGGGGCCTACCCCTAATCCTCAAGAAGACGTTAACCCGTTTCTAGATGTACTCGCTTCACCTTTCAGAGGTGTTGAAGGAGCTATCCAAGGTATCTATGACCTTGTTGACTACGCTACAGGAGACGACCTCCTACCTGACTACAACGAGCGCTTTCTAGGGCGTTCTCAGACGTTTGTAGGTGGCTTAGGAGAGGGCGTCACACAGTTCCTCACTGGGTTCGTTCCAGTAGCAGGGCTTGCAGGTAGAGTAGGGATGCTTACCAAGGTAGGCAAAGCAGGTAAGAAAGCACTGAACCTCAAGGGTTATGCCGCCGCAGGAGCGGTAGCTGACTTCAGCGTGTTCCAAGCACAAGAGCAACGTCTCAGTAACCTTATACAGGCGTTCCCTTCACTAGCTAACCCAGTAAATGAGTATCTAGCCGCTGACGAAGATGATGGTGAGCTAGAAGGACGTTTCAAGAATACCATCGAAGGTCTTGGAATTGGCGGTCTAACGGACAGCCTGTTCATGGGTGTCAAAGCCCTCAAGCGTAAGCGCGGTGGAGAAGCCGACGAGGACATCCTGAAAGACCTCAAGTTTGACCGCTATCGTGACCAAGAGTTACTCCGCGAAGACTTTGAGACTACCGATGACTTCCGTGGTCTTATTGACCAAGCGTTCACAAAAGCATTTGTTAAAGGCATTTTAAACGACGGTACAGAAGTTACAGCTTTTGAAGCCGCTAAGCAGTTTAACAGCGTATACGACGGTGAGTTTAAACCCCTGCTTGAAGCGTTGATTAAAAATGGTGAGCAGTCACTAGGCAACACTACTCTGAGCTTCTCTAAGAGAGGAAAGGATGGCGACTTTATTGAAGGCACTACCTTTAACCACGATTTAAAGACGATTGATATGCAAGAGGGAGGCGCACGTACATTTATTCACGAGCTTCTGCACGCCACTACCTCAACAAAACTAAATGATGAATTTGCAAGACTTGGTAAAGAGCTTGGTATAGAAGTAAAAGGTACTTCCCTTGAGACTAGAGTAGTAGGGGCTAATAAAGAAGCTCTTGAGACTCTTGCTCAACAAAAAGACTCAAACCCTATTGCTGGGTTAGCCGACGCTTACCTTCAAGTAATTAAAGCTCTTGAAGCAGAAGATGTTGTGTTTGGGCGCACCGCTAAAGAAGTAAGTGGCGCAGAGATAGATTCAATGACTGCTTATGGACTCACAAATATGGATGAGTTCATTAGCGAAGCCTTTACAAACCCAGAGTTTCGCCGTGTTTTAATGGAAATACCAAGCACTAACGAAGCATCCAAAACGATGTTTGACCAGTTTATGGATGTTATAAAGAAGATGCTTGGAGTAAACGGTAATCAAGCAAGTTTGTTAGACGATGTGTTTAAGTACACAGACAACCTAGTCCGCGACCAAGACGCTATGTTTGACGGTAGCTTTGACTACCTAAAGTCCGTTGATGACCTTGGTAATCGTATGGGACAACGTAAGATAGCCCGCACACTAGATGACCGAGGGGATGACTTTAAAACGCCTGACGGCGAAAAGCCTGCAATAGCGCAGATGCAACAAACAGATAGAAGTGTTCCTATTCGTGGAAGAAGTCTGCGTAAGTTTAAATACCCTGTTAGAGGTGCTTTCTTCCAAAAGGACTTATCAGAGATACCTACTCCTGTCCTTAAAAAGGCGATGACCTTTAACAACAAGGCTCTCACCGCGGGGGTAAAAAACCAAATACAAAAGGAGCTTAACGCTATTGAGGGAGGTTATGCTCCTTACGTGCCATTTGAAGATGTAGGTAGAGCGGACGTAACAGTAAGTAAGAAGTCTTTAGAAAAGGCTGAAAGTTCCGTCACAAGGTTTACTGAAGCACTCAAAGACGAAGGTCTTACCGATGCAAAGAAGAAGCAACTCACCACTAAATTACAAGATGCAGAAATAAACCTTGCCCTAGTTAAAGAACAACTCAAGGCAGGCGATACGCCAACAGTAAAGGGTGACAAAGTTATCCCTCCTGCACGCCCCTACGGTTCAATAGAAGCCGACCCTTCAAGTAGAGGTACAGCAGAATCTTACCTAAAAGACGTAGCGAGCGGTGGGAAAACCGCCAAGGAAGAATACGCGCGTTACCTGCGAAACCGCTCAGGCGCTGGAGGTAAAGCAGAGAACAACTCAATGCGCCTACAGGAGTACATTGAAAACCAGCAAATCCTAAGAGGAGAGCCCACTACAGGTAAAAACCCTCGTATACAAGGCAAGTCTCAGCGTTCTTCAGACCTTGAAAGAGCAAAAGGTAAAGGTATGCCTGACCCAATTACGGAAGCACGAGAAAGAGGTAGATACTTTAGTTCTCAGTATAGCTCTACGATGGGACAACGCCAACTCGACCAGAACATCGAAGAGAGCATTGGACGCATGGCGAACGACCTTGAGACAGGAGGCGATAAAGCAATCGCTAACTTTGCAAGAGGTATCCGCAATACAACCCAAGCGGTTGCCCTAGTGCAAGCCATAGCAAAGAACCTTGAAAAAGCCCCTACAGCTAAGACTGTAAGTGCTGAAGAGTTAATAGCTGAAAACGCTGAATTAGTAGGCACATTAGGGGGCAACGCAGGAGACTACGCGGCTACTATTAGTAAAATTACAGACGCTTCAGACCTAAGCAACTTCAGAAACGTACAGAAAGCTGTTTACGACCTTATGGACGTAATGACTGCCGACGTTGTTGACCTAGCAAACCAAGCTGACGAAGCTCTTACAAACCCTAAGCTTAACAAGCAACAACTAGAAGTACAGTTGCTATCTACCCTCGACCAAATGCAAGAGGTAGGACGGATATGGTCGTTGATGGGACGCGAAGCAGGACTAACCTTAGTACAACGTAAGTTCCTTCTAGACCCAAGCGGCAAATATCGCATTAAGAACGGAATTGGTTTTGATGCTAAGACTGCTCAACCCAAGGACTATGACAAGTATGTAAATGAAAACCGTGCTGGTACAATGCCAGTTGAGAAGATGGTTCAACTTCTTAAAGGCTCTAAGGACAAGGCACAGGCTAAAGCCAACATCAAGAAGGCAATGAACACCGCTGAAGAAACCTTCGGTAGTAAAGCTATGGATGTTACTATGGAAGTATGGATGAACTCCTTGCTTTCAGGGCCTACTACTCAGGTGGTCAATATGCTAGGTAACAGCTTAACTCTTGCTATCCGTACTATTGAGCAATCAGTAGGTGCGGTACTCACAGGTAACCCTCAGTTAGCCAAAGCAACGCTAAAGTATGCCTTTGATATGGAGTCCTTTGCTGATGTTCTGCGTATCGCAGGACAAACCTTTAAGTCAGGTGAGTCCCGCCTTGTCCAAGGAAGCAGAGCTTTTGATGACAGAATGGACTCCTCTAGAGCCATCGCAAAAGACGGTGGAGGCACTTTAGCTTCTGCCATTAATAACCTTGGTACAGTCGTCCGAGTTCCTAGCCGCGCCCTAGCGTTTGGTGATGAGTTCTTCAAGCAAATGAACTACCGTTCTTATGTGAAGACAAACCTCGCCTACGACGCAATGAAAAAGGGAGCCAAGTCAGGCGAAGAAGTTGCTGAGTATGTAACCAAGAACTTCGACAACTTTATCACCAAGGGTGCTAGAGCTTACAACGAAAAGGGCATCTACATGGATGCTGTTGAAGCGGCACAAGCCCAAGGGCTAAAGTTTGGTAAAGAGCAAGAAGAGTTCATTGCCCAGTACCTCAAAGACAACCCATTCGATGAGACCCGTGGTGGTCTTGCAGACGCCGCAAAGGGATATGCTGAGGAGACAACGTTTACTAACGACCTTGAGAATGAGGGCATAATTGGAACGCTGTCTAACACGCTTAACACCTTGAAGAACAAAGGAGGAGCGTGGACAACACTTAACTTCGTTATTCCGTTCCTACGTACGCCTACGAACATCTTGAAGTTCTCTATTGACCGCACTCCGCTAGGTACTATCGGCATGGTAGCCACCAAAGCAAAGAGAGCAGAGCTTACCAAACAGCTTATGAGTGAAGACCCAGTGGTTCGCGCTCAGATTAGAGGTAAACTTGCAGTCAGCACGGCGGCAACCGCGTCTATCCTTTACTACATGAATACCAACAAAGGTATGATTACAGGCGGTGGCCCCCCTAACAGAGATGAGCTTGAAAGCCTTCGTCTGTCAGGATGGAGACCTTATTCGCTAAAAATAGGTGACACTTACTACAGTTACCAACGGGCTGACCCTATTGCTACAGTCCTTGGATTGTTTGCCGACATCATCGAAGGTCAACAGTACCACGATGTAGAAGACATAATCAGCCAAGATATGGTTGCTCTAGGTATCATGTCGCTAACTCAGAACGTTACTAACAAGTCCTACGTTAAGGGTTTGGATACACTGCTTCAGTTAGTGCGTGACCCTGTAGGTAACTTCAAGCCATTCGCTGGTAACATTGTGGGCGGCTTTGCTCCTACATTCTTTACTCAGATTCAGAACATGGCTGATGAGCGTGAGCTCAAGGAAACACGTTCTATCTTTGACTACTGGCTCAAGAAGATGCCTATAGCGCAAAATACCCTTCCGTCACGCAGGAACTTCCTAGGTGAAGTCATAAAGAACCAGAACAGTCCTTATATGACAGGCGTTCTAAATCCGATATACTTCAACAAGGAGAGCAAAGACCCTGTAGACAAAGAACTCGCTGGACTACAGCACGGCTTCAGTCAGCCTAGCACCAAGCTATACAACGCCCTTGAAATGCGCGACGTATACAACAAGGAGGGACGCCAAGCGTTTGACCGTTACTTGGAGCTCTCAAGCACAACCAAAATCGGAGGAAAGACCATGCGTCAGTCCTTACGTGAGATGGTTAAAGACAACGGGTTCCAATCGCTACCAAAAGAAAGCGACAGTGACCTCGGAGAGCTCTCCCCAAGAATTAAAGCGGTACAACGTCTGGTACGTGCCTACCGCCGCAAGGGACGCTACGAGATGCTAGAAGAGTTTCCAGAA